TTCTGCTGATTAGCAACTACTTGTTGTGTGTTCTCTTTTCCTACTTGAGCATTAGCATTAACATTAGTACCTGACTTGCCCGGCATAACTGCTTTAACTAGTCCTAGTGCAGTACATCCTTGTATAAATATTATACCACAAACTGTCAGCAAAGTCAAGTACTTTATGTTCATTTCCTGATAATAAGATCAACAAGCCATCCGAAGGAAGCACCTAGTATCAATAGTAAGACACCAGCACCTTTCCATTTAGACATCAGATCAGACATGCCTTGTACATCTATGCTCAATTGCTCCATCTGACGCTGTAGGGATTCTACCTGAGCTTCGAGTCTACCTAACTGCTTGTCGTTGTTGTCCATGTGTTATGCTGCCTCTGGTGTGTTACCTGCGTCTAACCATTCAAGGTAGGCTTGGTAGTCTGTGTTTTCTTCGGATAGAGGTATAAAAGAACTATCTGTTGTACGCTTTATCATTGCTGGAATACCAACAGTTCCGTCTGGATTTAAGATTGCATTTATTAATTTATACATTTATAACTCCGCACTGATTGAAATATCGCCAGCATATAAATAGTTATCACCAGCCGCTGTTGCGCGATATACAACAATATTGCCATACTGTTGGTGAGTAAACGAGACACTTGTACCATTAGTTGTCGGTGAACAGGTTACTGTCGCATTGACGATACGCATACCCGCTGGAGCAGGGAAATTAAAAAGTGCATTATTTCCAGCACCACTCCAGTAAACACGATCATAAAGCACATTCTGTCCTGCGTTGTACTGTCTCCAGAAGTATCGTGAACATAGCTGCAACTCAGTACCATAACTTCTATGCTCAAAAGGTGTGGCTACTGAACCTTCTTCTAGTTGTACTCCTGTGATGTATAAGGTGGCTCCGCTTGTACCTACTACTGAGGTTGCTCCTGTTGCTGAAGCTAAAAAAGAACCAGACCATGCACCAGCAGTTCCGCTATAGGTTGTGCCAGTACCTAATGAGAAAAATAAAACAGGGCCGTGTGTGGAAGTATTAGGCCAAGTTCCTGATGTATCACCAGCAATCGTTACCGTTTTCTTTTCCCAAGTATTTGAAGAAGAAATTGCGTAACTAAATGGATAAGACCTATTGCCAGCGTAGTTATAAATTGCACAGCCAAATGTACCTGTTAATGAAGAACGAACCCAGAAAGAAACGGTAATTGTCTGAGCGTCAGCAGTACCCCAACCAAGGTCTGCAACATTTAAACCTTCAATAATCTGACGTAAACCAAACTGATCTGTTGCTCCGATAGAAAAAGCAGAAAGAGATGTGCATCCTACATAGTTTGTAAACCCGACTGGAGGTGTTACTGAACCAGCGTTTTGCTGAACTGAAAATTTAGATGCAGTAGTTTGTTTTGCCTCCCAACGGTCAACTGTGTAAATGCCTTCCCCCGGCGTAACACTAGCCCCGATGTTCCTCTGGTCAATAGCCATGTTACCGTTAATAATCCTATTCCGGCCTGCCATGTTACTGGCTGTAGGTGTGTAGGTATTGATTGTGGCTGTTGTACCACCAGATTCGTCAGTGATTGCTCCAACTTCTATGGTACTCATTTAGGATACTCCAGTTTGATAGCAACAATAGCGTCTTGCCATGTGGTTGTTGAGTTAACTAAGTCATCAAAACGCATCTCGTCTTGGTTGAGTTGGTTGTACTTATCTCTGCGTAGTTCTGAGTAAGCCATAGGATTAACCCACGCGTCTACTGCTTCTTGGTCTATAACTACTGCGTTACCATTAGCATCCATTGCTCCAGCAGTGTCATCTACAGAGACAACAGTAGGATATAATGCGTATATTGCTTTATGATTCATCCCGCGATCTCCATTAATATAAGTGATGATGCAGTTCTCCACTCATAATTAGTGGTGTCCCTATCAAGATGAGTTCTGTTTATATAAACAGGATTTGCCGCACCTGAACCACTTCTAATTTGAATTTTGTAAGTAACCACGCTTGTCGTTGCAGGTGAATCTAAATATGTAATAGGTGCTTCTGTAGTATTATCTGCTGTCTGAGAACCAGCGTAAACACCAGTAGCAGATGCACGAACTCTATTGCTTGCTGCGTCTCCTACGTTAATAACGGTACTGTCTCTAACTAACCTCATATATGAAAAGTCCGCTGAAGAACCTATTGATATCTCTCCGGTAACAAGTATTTTACTTGATGTAGATGAGGGCGTTATTGAAACGCTTAGTCCAGTCACATCATAAAAAGCAAAACCGTAATAACTAAACGTATCTGATTTGTGTGTGCTGACAACTTGTAATACTTTACCTACACCACCAGTAATCTGACTGGAAGCAATAGCAGAAGTACTGGAAAGAACAGTCCCAGTCTCATCAGGTAACGTCAGAGTCCTATCGGTACTGGAGTTAGGTGAAGCAACTGTGAAGATGCCTGTACCCGAGGCGTTTGGTGTTAAGGCAATCTTACTCATACTGTCTCCAATAATATGACACGGGCAGTTAATGACTCAATAGCTGCTTGTTGTTCTTGTAAGGCTGCAACCAGTAATGGCACGAGTTTAGATTGGTCAATGCCTTGATACTTAGGATTTCCGTCAGAATCTACTGCGTCCTGATCACCTATAACAGCTTCTGGAACAACTTCTTGTGCTTCGTGTGCTATGAATCCATCGACTGTTGTATCAGCATCTACAATGAAATTAAAGCGAACTGGGTTAAGCCGCTTTAAACGGTCAGTTGCTCCTGTAATACTAGTAGCATTTTCTTTTAGACGGTAGTCTGAAGCTGTAGCAAAAACAGTAGATGAACCAGTAGTATATATTGACCCGACTTCTCCGTTAGGATTATGAAAACCAAGCTGTTGCACTGCTCCTGTAGATGTAGAAGAAAACTCATTATTACCACTTGTTCCTAATTGTGTACCACCACCACCGCTAGTAAAACTTGTCACACCAATTAGCAATTTACCGGAGCTATCTATACGCATTCGCTCTACTCCTGCTGTAGAGACACCTACATTATTAGCAAGTGGCAGGAATAAACCTGAGTCAGCATCATTACCCGGTTGTATCGAAGGAGTGGCGGCTGAACCACCACCTGTCATTCTTAAGCTACCTGTAGAATATATATTACCTGAAACATCTAATGTCTGTGTCGGACTAGCGGTACCTATACCTACGTTACCAGCAGAGGTTGTGACAATCGTGGTTGCCGGAGCAGCAGCGTCCAGCGTCATCCCGTCAATAACTTGTGTTCCGCCTGTTGAACTGACTCCTTCTGTACCGTCTAATATCAGTGCCATAATATTCCTTTTAAATTACAACGTAGCGTGCGCCAGAACTTACGGTGACTGTGACACCACTATTAATAGTGATTGGGCCTGTACTCATTGCATTATTAGTAGCTACAATGGTGTAGTCAGTAGTTACGTTCTGTCCGTTCTCATAAAAGATAGCATCAGAACCTCCACCAGAAGCACCTCCTCCGCCACCAATAGCACCCCAAGCAGAGCCATCATAGCCCTCAAAAGAAGTATCAGTAGAATTGAACCTTAAGTTACCTGTAGCCGGTGAGCCGTCTCTCTGTGCTGTTGTACCTGTTGGCATCACAGCAGAGCCTGTAGCAGATGTCTTAGCTACCGTTGTGGCTGGTTGAGTAGCACTGGCAGCTAATGCGCCTTGAGCAGCAGTAGCATAGTCTGTTGTATCGAATGCTTTAACTTGTGCTAGGTTAGTGACTTCACTGTCCATCAATGCACCAGCAGCAGTTACGTTAGTACCATCTGTTACATCAGCAGCAGTCTCTATTCCTGCAAGTTTAGTAAATTGTGCATCAGTAAAAGCATTAGCTTCTGCTTCATAAGCAGTCTTAATCTGCGCTCCAGTTTGATCCGCTGTTGCAGCAGTCTCTATGCCAGCTAACTTAGTTTCTTCAGCAGTAGTATAAGATGCAGTAGTACCTGCAAGAACAGATGAGAATGCTTGTACATTAGAACCAATAGCTACACCAAGATTAGTTCTTGATGTGCTTGCACTGGCTACATCGTTTAAGTTGTTAGCAGCTTCTAGTCCACCGCTACCTGTAGTAATGGTCTGCCATGCAGTACCGTTCCAGACATAAATGATGTCAGCAACAGTGTTGTAATAAAGCACACCATCAGTTAAAGGATCACCGTCGTTATTAGTAGTAGGAGGGGTTGCTTTATAACCTAAGTATCGGTCATCAAATTGATCAAAAGATGCAGCAGAAGCAGTGGCAGAGTTAGCCGATGCAGTAGCAGAGTTAGCAGAATCAGTAGCAGAGGATGCAGCAGCTACTTTAGAATCGTTAGCTTGTGTGTCAGATGTATCAGCAGCGGTAGCTGAACCAGCAGCAGCATCAGCGGATATAAGAGCTGCTGCTGCAGCATTAGAAGCTACTGATGCCTGATTAGCAGCATCTGTAGTTGCATCTCCTGATCCTCCTGCGCCTCTCCATATAGCCATTATGCTTCCTTATTTAGTTGCAATGTACATTGTTACTTCAAAACCAAATCTCATCTCAGTGTATTCAGGTTTAGACCACATAATGTTTCTCCTTAATGTTAACAGTAGTTGCTTTTTGTATTCAGTAAGTGCGTTCCTACGGCAGTAATCTATCCAAGACATAACACCCTCCTAACTAAAGAAAGATGCGTTCCTTCGGTTTCCCTACTTCCGTCTTAAAAAGATGAACGACTTATGAAAACTCCCTAGACCTTGTGAGTCTAGGGAGACCTACTTAATTAAGCAGGAACAGCTAGAGCTACAGCAGAATCATCACGCAACTCAGCTATACCGTAAAGCATATCTGTCGTGAACAATGTTGCAAGCCACTCTTGCTTGTACTGGGTCTGTGAACGTACACCCATCTGCTCAGCAAGACAGAAAGCATCTTTGTGAGCCATGAGACAAATACGGTCAGCACCAGAACTACCAGCACCTGAGTCAGCATTGGTTGATACATAGACTTTTACGCCGTATACATCACCAATCATACCGTTACGAATCGTGTTGCTTGATCCTACTTCACCAGTAAAGGACTGCTCAGTAAATCGAGCGATACCCATTAAAGTGTTACGAGTAGTAGGCGGCACAATTAACATACGATCTGTCATCGGTACGTCAGCATCATCGAGTCTTTGGATAGTACGTCTAATACCAGCATCAGCCAATGCAGCAGCATTAGACGATGTAGAGTTATAGACTGTAGTTCCATTAGAACCCAGAAATGCGTTAGTTGTCGTAGCTGCTGTAGAGTACGCAGTACCTGAACCAGCAGTCCGACCAAGCTGAATCAAGTCTGTATCTACCTGTTTAGCAATAGCATAACCAGCGTCATCAGTGTAGAACTTACGCAAAGAACTTAGTGCTTGTGTCTCTACGATGTCCTCAATGAAACGTGAGTATTCGTAATGCTTGTTGATGTTTACAAGAATCTCATTCTCAGTTGCAGCAATCAAAGTTACTTGAGTTGATGCAGACTTTGCAGAGGCAGCTCCACGAGTTGGCTTCGGAATATGAAGCACATCTCCCTTCTTACCTTTGAAAGACATCTTTGAGAACAAGTTAGCAGCTACAAGATTTTGCTTGTAAGCTGCAACGATTTCATCACTCCAAATCTCAGGGATGAACTTCGCTGCGGTGGTGGTCGTTACATTATTAGTACCTAGTGCCATTTCTTATTTCCTTTTTATTTGACGCGCTCTTCCGCATATGCTAAAAGTATTTCGTCTTGCATAGCTTCGTAACGCTGTGGATCACGTAAACGTAAGTTAATTAAATCTGATCTACGATAAATTTTTCTTGAAGACGGTGCAGATGAACCAGTGTCTACTGTTGCAGCTTTCAAATTCTTAGACATTCCTACTTGTGAATCAGCAGCAGAAAACGCATTTGTTTTAATAGTATTATTCCACGTAGAGATTAACTCAGAAGCAGAATCATAATCATATTGTTGGTGCGCTTCACTAAATAATCTAGTCCTAACTGGTGATGCTTTAATCCAATCAAAGAACTTAGTATCATTTATTACTTCATCAAAATTAGAAAACTCTTGTTTAAGTTTTTGAGTTACCTGTTGTTGTTTATATTCAAAAGCCTGTAATTGAGCTTGTTGAATAGCAGGATGTTTATCTACAGCAGCGTTAACCGCAGCTACAGGGTCTTCTAAATATCTATCTTGTCTATCAGTTTCAGTTTCTTGTGTGGGTTCAACAGCTTTATTTTCTTGGAGTTGTCGTTTTAAAAGTTCGTCAGCTAGTCTTCTGACTTCACCAACTTCTTGAGCTTGTTTACCAATGAGCTTCTCAGCTTCTTGGTGCATCTTAACAATGTCTTCAACAGACTTGTTCTGATACTTATCAGGTATTGGAGGTTTCTCCTCTTTAACTGGTTCCTCTTCTACTTGTAACTCTTCTGCTTCTAAGCTATCTAAGTTATCTAAACTCAATGCGTCTTCAAACGGGTCTTCAAAATTAGCCATAATACTCCTGTCACGTTTGTGATTTTAGGAATTAAAAAATACCACTGGACGCTAACCCTCTCTGCGTTTTTCAGCGATTCTTGTTGCTTCTTCGTGCTTCCTAGCCCATGCGTCTGCTGCTGTTGGAAAGTCACCAGTGACTCCCTCTAAAGCAATACGTGGTGCTGAGATAACACGAAGTGATTCACATTGACAAGTAGGACACGAGATCGTGGTTACCTCTTCATCAATGTAATTCTCTGCGGTGTGGTTCTGCTCACACCTAAATTCAAATATCCTCTTACTCATTGTTTAGTTGCTCCCAAGATTCCTCAGAAAGTGCCTTGAGCGTTCTAATCCAATGTAAGATGTCCAACTGTCCTTTACGAAAGTGCAGGTCCTCAATACCCTTTGTAGACATTACGTTGTTTCTTTCTTCAACCATTACCTCAACGTCTGTCACCAAGTCTAAGTATCCTTGTGTACCCATCATTTCAAATCTTGCTTCGTAGTACTTCTGGAGTTCTTTATCCAAACGGAGTTCCCCTTTAATTGTAAATGAGAATCATTCGCATTTAATGTTTTGCATTATACCATACTTTACACTAAAAGTCAAGCACTATTTGGCATCATTTGTTGGTTTACTATTTTCTCGTTGGAATCTATTTCTCTTTCTTTAAGAATAAGTTCAGCAGTTTTACTTCGTTTGTCAAACTCATTCTTATCTTTAGAATCAAGGTTAGCAGTTAATGTCCTCATTAAATCAATCTTAGCTTTATCACCAAGTAATGATGTTTCAGTCATTAGCTTCTGCGCCCTTGCTTGTGCTTCTTGTGCGTCAGCAGCAGACTCTTGCGCCCTAGCATTCAACTCATTAGTCTGAGCCTGTACTAGACCCATCTGTAGTTGTTGTGCTTGTTGTTGCATCTTCTGTGCTTCTGGATCAGGCTGTGACATTTGATCTAACTGTATCATTAACTGTTCTTTATTTAATAAACTAGAAGTACCAACAATACTCTTCAGTAATATAGGAACAATAGGAGATTCAGGACCAAGTGTTTGCATTAATCCAATCAATTGTTGTTGCTCATGTTCCTTGGCAATAGCACCAATAGAAGATAAGGTAGTAAACTTAAAGTCTTGCATTGGATAACGAGTAGGATCAAACTGCATATAACGATACGCAACCTTCTTAACCATAGGAATGATGAAGTCATCCTGAAACGAAGCCATTGCCACACGATTCTTCTTGACAATAGCAGACATAGCCAATGACATACCCATACCGTTGCCCTGACCTCCACCTGCTGCGCTCTTGACCAACTCTGCCGAGTCTAGTGTGCCTGTTGCTTGTAGCAGCATTGATTCAAACCCTTTAGCTGTATCATAGTTTGAAGCATCGGTACTTCCAAATTTAAACGGTACTAAGATTTCTGCTGGATTGCCATTAGTTAGGATGTTTTTACCGGGTCTGACTTCAAACTTCATGCCTCTCGGCAATCTTGTAGCATCTATACCCATCATAGGTGCTGTAGTTAGTGCTAGGGAGTCCATATGGCTACGTAGCTGGGCATCAATAGCCTTCTGCATGTTGTATGCCTTCTCTACTGTACCAACCCCGTAGAAGATTCCTGGACGTACCTCTGGACGATAGGCAATAATAGGTCTATCTTCCATCATGTACGGTGAAATCTCTGCTTTTAGAAGCTGACCATCATTTGCAATAACAATGACTGCTTCAACGAGATCAGAAACTTGATCTGCAGCGGAGTTGTCAGGGAATAGATCAACAACTTCATCTCCTTCTTCTTCTTCTTCTAAGTCTTCTAGATACTCTCTCGGTACAAGACCGTAGTAACGAATGATCTTAACTTTGTCATCTTGGTAGTTTGTTTCTTCAATGTGGCTTTTATCTAGATCATCACCCTCATAGGAAGGCTGGATATCTACTTTACGGTAGACACCAGACTCAATACCCCTGACAATCTGATACATACTGACGTATTCTTCTACTGCTACACCCATTGATTCATTAACAGAGTCAGCATTAGGATCAATCAGTAAGTTCCTAGGGTTGACAGGCTTGATTTTTACTACAACCTTCTTTTGTTCAGTGACACCAACTGCAGACATCTCTGATTCAGGCATAGCCTGTGTTGTAGGTACACGTTCCATCTCTTCTTTAACTAAGATTTCACCGATACCTGTACCGTATATCTCTGCTAGTTTAACAATAGAACTGACGTTGTTGATGTATGCGTTGTTGTGCGTGTCTTCTAATAGAAGAGCTTGCATCATCTCAACATCAGTTCTTTCTTGATCTAAACCGTCATCACTTATTTCAAACAGTTTGCCTGTTCCAGCAAAACCTTCCATAGTTTCCGCAACCCTGTTATCAACAGCTTGACGGGTGGCAGGACTAATAATTTTACTACGCTCACTATCCCTTGTACGATCTTCTGCGCTCCAAACACCATAATATATCCTCTCATATTCATCCCACTTGGTCTCATAGTTAGAGTCTCTCCAGTCTCTCCACTTATCGCAGTGATCAACAACAAAAGATACTAACTCTTTATCACTTTCAGTAACTTCTACTTCTTCATCTGAGGTGAATTCTGTTTCCATATTTCTTTCAGCCATATTAATATCCCGATATAATGTCTAGAGGTTCGTATTCATCATCTTCATCTTCAAAGTAGATTGCTGCGTTAGCTATGTGAGCAATCAAACTTAAAGAATCTACCATGTCATCGTGTACACCAGTGGTAGGAAAGTTTAACAACTCATCTTTAAACTCTCTTACCCAATCTCCATCACAGAGTTCTACCTGTTTGTGTTCAAATCTTCCTTGCAAAGCACCAACCACTCTATCTATCTTACTTCTGTTGCCCAGTGCTATCTCTTCTATTCGTGGGTAGACACCCAGCTTTAACATTCGTTCTGTTAAGTAAGGCAGCAATGCGCGCATCAGAGAACCCTTCTCTAAGGCTATGACCTGTATGTCATATAACTTGACATGATCTAAGATTCTCTCGCATATCTCTTTAATGTCCCATCGACCTGCATCAACCTTATCCACCCACCACTTGTTATCATCACCAACCTTAACAATAGCTATAGACGTTTGATCCAGATACTTCTTCTTATTACTGGCTTGCTTGGATACATTCTCAAAACCTGCTAAGTCAACACCCATATAGTAAGTGCCTTCTTTAGGTTCATCGTCTTTATCTTTAATAGCAATCCAGCTCTCTTTAAAGATGTCTGACTGTGGTGCTTCAAAACTAGCCATGAACTCTTGTCTGTAAGCAAACGTAGACATTGTATTCTTAGCTACTTCAATCTCTTCTCTATCTAACAATGGATTATCAAAGCTAGTGAAGTGCCAAGACTTCCAATCCTTAGTCTCTGGCTTCTTACTCTGACCCATCTTGTAGGTATCGTAGAAATGATTACGACCCTTAGGTGTACCAATAAATATACAGTGACCCTTCAAGTCAGCAAGAGCTGGTCTAAGAATCTGCTCGAAGACTGTAGGTTTAATATCTGCATACTCGTCGAGTACGACAAACTTTAAAGCTATGCCTCGCATTGTCTCTGGTCTATCAGCACCCTTTAATGATATCATTGAACCATTAATCAAGGTGACCTGCATATTGTTAATGTGACTGCTTGCTATAACTGGGTTACCTAACTCCAGTAGCTGTTGCCACATGATGTCCCTAGCTTGCTGCTGCGTAGGAGCTACATACCACACATGACCCTTCTTAGCTTCAAGGGCGTTAACAATCAACTGCCACGCTGCCAACATACTCTTACCTGTCCTACGACCAGCAGCGATGACTTTAAACCTAGCTGTGTCAGCCCAGACTTCTTGCTGCCAAGGCAGTAACTTAATCTTCAGGTCTGACATCTACATCCTCATACTCTACATTATCTACTACTTCAGCTTTAGCATCACCAAGCATTGATATTTGTATATTAACATTACCTCTACCTGCGTCTCTACCTTTCTCAAAGTAGGACATTGGAAGCACACGATCAATACACATCTTCAAACAAGCAACTTGATCTTTATCCTCGTTATCTAATGCCTTACTGATGATAGTATTTATTACTGTTTCACCACTAGTAGCTAATAATCTAGCATGAAACTCTTTGATTCTAGCTGCTTCACCGGGAGGTCTACCAACAACACCTCGTTTCTTCTTAGCATCTATTTCTGTTTTACGTGGTCTACCTCTACCTCGTTTTACAATTGTTTGTTCTTCATCTTTAAGGGTCAATATGATTATCCTTTATTGATTAACTAATAACTATGTAGTAAAAGACGAGGGATAATAGTATTAAGATTATAGTTTACTCTTAGTCTACATAATAAGACAGTATTATACCATACTTTACACTAAAAGTCAAGCACTATTTACAAGATACTCTACTATCTGCTGCGTTTTTTAGTAGGGGACACACACTATTTAGTTCTAAATGTACACTATCCAGATCATATCGTATCTTATTGATTCTAAATGTTTATTATACTTACTAATATATGTAGTATTATGCCTATTTCATTCCTCTTTTTTTTGTATCTGTTAAGTACGCCCCGCGCGA